GATCGCCGGAGCTATTGACGATTGCAAAGTAATTAGCATTAACGATGTTCTGCTGTGGAACCAATGTAAACGGAGCGATAACGCTGCCTTGGTTTCCACCGCTGCCTCCGCCGAGATTGGCGTGCCTCGATAACAGAAGATCAGTTAAGGTTCTTTGTGGGACACCTACCATGCGAGCCTCTTTTTGCTGCGCGATGATACGATCCATTCCGACTTCTTTCGTTTGCTGATCTTCCATGTCCTGTTTAGTGAACGCTCGGATCGACGCACGAGTGAGTGAGCATCCCGTTGAATCGCTTACGTTAATAAAGCGCGGGGTGCAATTGTCTGTGGGCAAGGTGTAACTAGCTGCTACGCCTGTTCCCGTAGTGGTTCCGTCTAATGCTGCCATAATATTTTATTCCCTGTTCCTTGTTAAAAAAAGGTACGGAGATATTACGGCACAATTTCCTGACCGCGAATTTCAGGCCAGAAAACAGGCGAAATAATTAAGTTATGTTAGCTTGGATTTTACTCGCAGGAAAACGCGATAAAGCAAGTAGGGGATGAACATGATGGTGCAGAGCAGGCCCGCTATTACTACGCCGGCCAAGTTAAGCGGTGCATCATTGTCCGAAGTTGATTCCAAGGTCGTCTATCAACTGCTTTCCGGGGTGGTTCTCGTCCGTGTTAGCACCCTCTGCTGCACCTGGGCTTGTTGCCCTTGAAGCCTTTGGTGGGTTAACAGGTTGCGGCTCCTCTTGCGCACCCTTCTGCGACTGTCCGGCCTGTACCCCTCGGTGGAACCCGTAAGACTTTAGTTCTTCGACTCTTTTTTCCGCTGTTTTCTCTGCTATCGCAATGGATTGGCTTCCAAACTGCTCAAGAATGTCGTTCTGATCCCATGTCCAATAGCCATTCTTGTCCGTTGCTTGGGCATACCTTGAAGGCGTCAGGAACTTAAGGCCATCCTTGTCGGTGTCTCCGCTGCGGGCATAGTGTTCGGCTGCTGACTCTATGTTATCTATCAATTTATAATAGTCGTCATCTACCGCCGTCTTCACCCCGTGCCAACGCTTAACAAAGTCATCTGCCCATGCCATGTACTTCTCCCGCTCATCGGAATACACCTTGTGTTTAAGCGGATCGGCCTCCTTCATTTCTTCCAGCTTAGAGAACTCATCAAACGCCCTCCCTGCTTCCCTTACGGTCGCCTTCATTTGCGGGGTGGCGCGGATCTCGTTTAGCTCTCCCTTCAGGCCGTTGATGGTCTGTTCGTAGTCCTTCTTTACGTCGCTAACGATTTCGTCCCTGAACTTACCCCGCTTTAGCGACTCTCGATCTGCCGGCTGAATGTCTGGCTTGTTAACCCGAACATAGTTCATGAACTCAGAGTCGTCTGCGTTGAACGTGCGTTCGGGATCTTCTAGCTTGGCCTTTTCAACATACGAATCCAGGTTCCTGTAAAAATCTAGCAGCTTAGACGATTTGCCTTTGTGCTGGCCCTTGGATTCTGCGTATCGGTATAGCTCTAGCTCCTCTTTCTGCTCCCCAATGAGCTGCTCTTCATATGGATCTAATGCCGGTTCCTCTGGCTTAGGGTCAGGTTCAGGTGTCTTACCTCTGGCTTCCAGCTCCTCCCGTACTACCTTTCGGAAGGTCTCCTCGTCTACCTCCTTTGGCTTTACAGAGAACTCCTTCTTTGGCTCTGCCTCTGGTTCGCCTTCTGGTTGTTCGCCCTCGGCTGCCTCTTCGGTCGCTGGCTCTTCGGGTTCCTTTGCGGTCTCCTCCTCTTTAGGCTCGTCCTTAGCTGGTTCGGCATCCGTTTTTTCCTCGTCGATCCCTAGATCGTCCCACAACTGGGACAACATTGGATCATCTAAGCTGGTCGCCGGCTCTTTTACCTGCTCCGGCTCCTCTTTTACCTGCTCTTGGGGCTGCTCTTGCTCAGGCTCTGTTGTTGTTGTCGCCTCATCTACCGATTTTGTTGTTGTTTCCGCCATAAATTAAATGGCAACAGGGGCGGCAAGCTCTTCTTCTGGGCCTCCCTTTAACGCTTCGATCTCTTCTGCGTTCTGTTGCACTACCTGAATAAGCTCCTGCATCATGGCTCCCATGTCTGCATTGTTCTGCTGACCGTTAGCCATTGCGTCCTGCTGCTCTTGAGGGGCAAGTGAGTTGTCCTCGCCGGGTTGCAGTTGCAGGTTCAGATCTACGCCAGCCCCGCTGTTGCGGAAGATAGCGTTCAAAATTTCAAAATACTTTTCTTTGGTCAGGGCTTGCAGGAGTTGCGGGTTCTGGAGAACAGGTAGCATCTGCGTCAGGATATTTGCCGCCGCCATGTTCGATGACCTCTCGCTGCCATCACGACTATTGAACACGTAGTCATGGATGAGGTTCGACTTGGCTCCGATTACTGTGTACCTGCGCTCTGACTGCGGATCGAACATATCGCCAGCCTCAGCTACCTTAAACCCAGCCGCTTCCACCACCGCTGAGGGGTAGCGATTCAATACAGGCAGGTGGATCTGGTTGCTGCCGCAAGCTATTAGCGACTCATAACAAATCCTCTTGGCCGCAGCTCTACCTTCATCAATGGCATCAGATATAAAACCGTAGACCGACTCAGTTGTGTTAGCTATCACCTGAATCTCCGTAGCTGAGGTTTCCCTGGGCGATGGCTGCCCCTGCTCCTGTGGTGATAGCGCAAGTAGACGCTCGGCCATCGACATGACCTGCACAATTGCGCTAAAGATTGCCTGGATATTAGTGTTCGGGCCACTACGAACAACCTTGAATATGTTGTCTGCGTTAGTGTCTATGCCCAGTTCGCGCAGCCGGCTGAAGCTGGTCTCCAGAACATGAGTTGTTGCGTAAAAGTTCTCGCCTCTCATCGTTGCCCTGAACTCCTCTGCCAGCTCCTGTCCCTCGGCGTCGTCTGGAAATATGTCTGAGTTAAGGACGGCGACCGCAAACAAATCTGCCTTAGCTGTCTCAAGCAGCTGGGAAAATAGGTTGGTCAACTGGTCTTGGAACCCCATCAGTTCGTGGGCTATGGATATGTTGACTAGACGGTTGTCGTTTTCGTTAAAGGAGTACACAGCCGCCGGACTGGATGGCATGATCTCGGCAAAGATGATTGTGGTCTCGCTGGCCACCTTGAAATGTACCCAAACAGGATAGGGATACTCCCCGATGCCATACTCCTTGGGTATTATCTTCCAGTAAAACTCAGTCACGAAGATAGAAGCGTCATCGTACTCTGAATTGTACAGCCCTATTTGATTCCGCCTATCGTTAAAGCTGGTCAGGTCGTTAAGTGCAGGGGGAGCGACAATGGTTGAGTAGTACTGTGACCAGTAGGCATTGTTGCTACCAAACATTCCAGTAGTGAAATCCGTATAGGACACCGCGCTCCTGTTGAAGAACGCAGGGTTATGGGCAACGTCCTTGTACTTCAGCACCTCCCAGTAGCCCACATACTCGGCCCCTGTATCAGAGTTAAGGGAGCTGAGAGGATGGTTTATGTCCCAGAAAACGCGGGACGGGTGGGGGTTTACCCACGCCAACCCCTCTTTGACAACCCTCGCCTCCTTCTCCAACTCTTCGCCTACAAACTCCTCTGCCAGGTTCTTCTTCTGCCATTGCACTTCCCGCTCCCAGCTCGCCCTAGGGAAAGCAACGCTGTGGCCATACAGCATCATGTCCCTAATGCATTGGGTCTGGAAGTGCCTGTAATCGTACTGGTCTGCCATGATGTCCATTCGTTGTGACAACACGTCCCCCTTTAGCTTAGCCGTTGGGGTGGTAGACCTAGAGTCGTACTTAAAGAACGGGTAAAGATTGTTGTACTTGTTGGCCTGTGCCGAGAGCCGTCGGGTAATCAAGGATCGAACCAAGTTTATATTAGTCTCAAAGAACTTGGGCAGGTCGATATGCTCAGGCTTTCCTGACTCTGATTTGCGAACAAACTTATCCGAAACCTTTAGCTTGCTTAGCTCTGATACGCACGAGTCCAGGCTCAGCCTTTTCTGGGCGTACATGATGAGGGGGATTGTCTGTTTGGTAACGGGGGCAGAGTCCCAAGCCAAGTCTACCGCCGAGTAGATGTGGTGGTTGCGCATGGTGAAGATGATATGCTCATGCAGGCGGGAGTTGGTTAGCTTCTCGATCCTCTCTCTATTTTTAACATCACGCTCAACCTTGGTCTTCTGCGCCTTGCCTACCTTGCTTGATTTGTCTGGCCTAACCGCAGTTAAAATCTCCCTTAACCTCTCGTTGGTTGTGCCTGCCTGTTTGAGTATGTCTAAGTCAACCATACTTTGCCTTTGTGAAGTCTTGTTCTAAGTGGTGTAATGTTAACGCAACATACGACGGAACCTTGTCGGCCTTGAGCCACCCCTTGAAGCGATGCCATTCGCAGCAGCATAGAACCGCTGCCTCCTCCAATGTTATCTGCATTAAACCGCAGCATCTATTGACTCGCTCCATTGTCCATCCGTCCCATAGGTTCAACTCAGAGTAGTACCTAGCCACTCTTGCCGCACCCGGACTGCCTAGTATTCTTCTCCTTCTTCGACCTCTCCGTCGCCTCTCATTTTGAAGGTCACTCCCTTTTTTTTTGCAGGAGGCTCGCTTTTATCGACGCTGTACTCATCCACGGCCACGGCGGTTATTGACAAGACTGCCTGCTCGCTGGATGCCTCGTCTAATGTCCCTTTTATCTCCATTGAACACTCATCACCGGCCCCTTTCCTAGAGAAATAATCCCTCAGATCCGAGTCGTCAGTCAGATCCAGTACCACTTTGTCGCTTATTTGTATTGCCATTTTTATCTAACTATGTTAGGTTATAATAGGCCAAAAAAAAACTAGGCCCGTCCGCAATGGGTGAGCCTCGTCCTCACTCCGTCAGTTTGCAAGGTATTTCTCATGCCGTTTAATTCTAATTTTATCATCGGGTATGTCACGGCGTCAAACTTATGGATGTACTTAGTCCTCCTTGGTTTGGTGCCGGACTTCTTGTCGGACTCCAGGTTGTGCAGCATATCTATTGTAAAGCGACAAAGCCCACTCACGTACACCTCATCGTTAAACAGCTTGGTCTGAAGCAGCCTGATCCTAGCCTCCACACTTCCTTTCCCCTTTGGGCAGCCGATCATCTTGATCCTACCTGAGCTAAATCTCTCGAAGTCCCAGCTGTCATACGACCCTTCGCCACCGGGATGCCATTGGTTTATGGCTGAGTCGTCCGATATATGCTCATACCTGAACTCGTAGTCTATCTTGTTATTCCAGTAATCCATTCGGCGATTCACTTCCTGCGCTAGTCGCTTGTATAGGTGGCGCACTCCAAGGTAATCCATCTCGTCGAAGATAATCCATAGCATCTTATCCTGAGTGGGTATCATCTGCATGAAGGAGATACTGCTGTAGACCTGCCCCAAGTCGTAGCCCACGGTTATGGGGAACCCTTTCATGGGCAGGAGGCCGGTGCCTTTGAGGGGATCTCCCTTTACGTGGTTCGCTGACACGAAGTAATCCTTAAACAGGGACTCTCCTGTCGGCCTGTCTACCCACTCGCCATCAATCAGCCTGCGCTTCTCGACTGGATCGGTGCGGAGAATTCTATGCAGGTTCTCCACGTATCCATCCGGCAGCCGCTTTATATTCTCGGTTACCGGCACATGGTAGACGGAGAAGTCCTTGTCTTTCGTCCCGTCTTCTTCGTAGCAGTCCTCAAAGAACGTGCGATACACCCAATGGCTTGGCCCTTCGGGGTTGCATGAGGCGCAGTACTGTTGCGGCCCACCAATCCCGCGCCGTCTGCCTAGCTGGGCTGCTGGGTATATGAAGTACTCCTTGCCGTCGCATTGCGTAAGCTCATCCACGTATATCATGGAGGGGGCCGGCCCCTTGATGCGGCTCTCGACCGCTGCTGCGTATGGTATGCTGATTAGCAATAGCTTTGACCATCCGCCGTGCCTGTTACCTATCCAGCGATGTCTGTCTTTTGTGTTTGGGTCTAGCTTGGCGATTGATACCTCAAGGCCAATCCCCTCAACCCAAGAGGGAATCACCAGCGTTTCTAGGTCATGCCATACACCTTCCGCGCCGGTTCTTATTGATGGAGAGAGGATCAGCACCAATGCGTTATCGTTCTCATACGCATGGCGAATAACCTTGTGACCAAAGGCAATGGTCTTGCCACTACCCTTCTCTCCGTAGCCTAGGACAAACCTAGAGCTGTCATCGAAAATCTTTTGTTGTGTTTCGTTGAGGTCTGGATGCCACTCGTGGTGAGTGGTCTTAACGGGAGCCATTGACGCCAATGCGTCCGCCTCATGCTCTTCTATAGTAAGCTGCGCCACCATCTGAATACGCTTGGGTTACTCTTCCAGACAGTACACAAGCCTGTCGCTATTCTTTGAGCTACGTGTTCCTCCCTGCTCCACTCAACCCCCATCGTGTTACCTATGGCGTGAATGCACTCATGCAGAAAGGTGTCGGCCATCGCCTCTTTAGGCAGGTTAGCAAACAGGGCAATCGTTTGGGTAGTGGAGTCACACCACCCGTCGGCCTCAGCAGCAATACGTTCAGTTTCATCCACGAACTTAACTTTGTAGGTTAGGTTTAGTATCCGCACCTTGCTGGGGCGACGGGGCTGTGAGCTTAACTTCTTTTGGCTCATTTATCTGTACTGCAACTGCAACGGGAGTGAACCCCGGCTTACCCCTTGACCCACCCCCTTTTCGCTCCTCCATCTTCTGCCTGACTATTGCGTCAGTCAATGCGGCTTTGTTGGCCCTGTCGTATGCCTCAAGTACGTGCTTAATCATACCCGACTTGTCCTCTCTGAGCATCCTTTCCCTGTCGCCATCGACGCCAGAAGCCAGCTCGTCCCTGATCTCAGATATGTCACCCATCAGATCGCTGAACAGCTTGACTACACCCCCCCCTATCAGTTGCCTTACCGCGCCTAGGCTCTGCCTGCCAAACCCCATGAAGGCCATTGCCTCAGCCTTTGACTGGCCGGTAATCCCCATTGACTCCAGCCCGTGCGCCATGAGCGCGTTCTCTTTTTCTATAGCTTTTGCATCTGACATGGGCTGTACCGCCCTGTGCATTGTTTGTGTGTTGGGCTTCTTACTTAGCCACCGACCAGACAGCCCGGTATCTCTCACCATGACCTGTCTTACTGTGGACTGGCTGACTCCCATAATTTTTGCCGCTTGATTTTGATTGCCTTCAACCTTTTCAAGGGCTTCGTGCAGTCGCTTCTTCCAAGCGTCGTCGTATTTTTTTACCTTCCCCATTCTACTTTCAGGGCCAAGTCCAGATGGCTTATCGTCGCATCCTTACCGGCCCCCTCCCCGTCATGTCCCTGAACAAACCCTACTCCAGCTAACGGATCTGGATTGATCTCACCCACCCTAAAAAATTCCTGATTATTTTTGAACAACCCCTCCTCGTTAACATACAAGACATCTCCGTTATCAAACGATCCGGCAGCTTCCAGGTGTCCACCCACTATCTTCTGCATCTCCTGAAGGTTATCCTGCCCAATCTCCTCCTCGTATATCCGCTGCTTGAACGGGTCTATTACTAATGCTTTAACTTTCATGGTTGTCTGTCTAATTCCTTGTCTCTTATGGCCTCAACATCTCGCTTATCCTTTTGGTTTGTCGAGAGTTGTTCGGCGGCGTGTTCTTCGAGCGGGTAGCCCCACTCTGTGGTTATCAGGTCTCCATTAAGGTCAGAGAACCAGTAGTTCAGCTTGGCAAGTAGCTCGGTTGGGTCAATGAAGTCTCTTGATGGGAACCGTTGAACCAGAGAGATCAGTTCATTGATTCTCCTTGCAAGTTCTTTAGTACCCGCTTTGGTGCGGGGTCTCATGTGGTTTGGTGAAACCGAGATGTTTTTTATCATGGTTGGTTGTCTAAGTCTGCGTGAACAGATTATCATTGGTTTGTGTTTAGG